CATCCGCAGGAACCACAAATTCCCCATCAGCCAAACGAGCGGGCTGCTTACCAGCAATAACACCAGGGATAGAATCAGACATACCGTCACCAGGACCTTTAAGCATACGTCCACCATCTGAATACCCTCCTAATGAGGAAACACCGCCATCAGCCATATTGACCATCTTGCCCTCTTTAAGGGCTTTTTGCATCTCAAGAATAGAATTACCCCGACCATAAATTTGTTGATAAGCTTCTGGAGTTAAACCTTGGGCTTTTGCAGCCTCAAGTATTCCGGCAATACCGCCTTCAGCCATCAACATTGGGTTAGACCGCTCATAGGCAGGGGCATCCGTAACTAGTTCAGCACTTACTGGACGTTGCGTTGGGGTAGCATATTGGGTCTTATCAATCATCCCCATGGGATACAAACCACCTTGAGGATTCATAGCCGTGTTCATTTGGCTCATACGCTCTACGGGACCACCGTTAGCTAGCTTCATAATACCGCCTTCAGCCGCCGTTCTATAGTCTTTGTATTCAGGCACATACACGCTTCCAGGGGCATAAGTTGGGGTAGAACGAGTAAATTTGGTTGGGTCAAAACTACTTACATAATCTTCTTCGCCAGGTACACCTGTAGGACTTTTTCTCGCTAAAAGGGCGCTACCACCACCAATTGCGGCTAACATGGGGTCAGATAAAAACCCTTTTTCCCCGGGCATGTAGCCAAAAATATTTTTACCTGTTGCTTGAGCAATTTGTTTTTGAGCCTCTGGGCTTCCTGTAATATCCGGCGTTGGGGCCTTGCTAAGTAAATCTCTAATGGAAAACGGTGTATTCATAGTTTGGGTAGATACACTAGGAAGTGCTGGAGGCACGGCACCACTACCAGGAAGAGCAGAAGCCGCACCTCCTAAATCCATTTGGGAAAATGGTATTCCTTGGGCTCCAGGCATAAAGGTTGGTTGTGGTAAAACTGACGGGGTTACAGCCCCCATTGTTGGTGTCCCCCCAACTACCCCAGGTACTGCGTAGGATTCGCCAATTAAATTTGCTATACCAGGCTCAAAACCAGCAGTAACCGCACCAGTACCGGCCCCCGTACCCACCCCAGTAGCCGCACCAGTAACAGTAGGGGTAGTAGCAGAAAAAGTACTACCTGCCGCACCAAGACCGGCGCCAAGACCCCCTCCAGCCGCGCCTATTAAAGCGCCTTTTAGGGGATCACCACCTGTAATAGCGGACGTACCGCCACCAACAGCAGCCCCAATTAACATCGCCTCGCCTACACCGGTTCCCATAAGATATACCTCGCCTAATTTAAACAGTACTTTATCATGTTGTTACACAGTTGTAACCGTTACAGTGCCAACTCTTCCTATTGTTTCTACGCCTGCAAAGGAGCTCACGGGGTATCCAAGGGCATTTACCCACTCTACGCCATTCCAATAGATAGGTGTTCCAAGAGTTGTGTCAAAGTAATACTGCCCAACCTGTAGATTTTCCGTAGGTCTATTTGCCGTAGTGCCTGAAGCAGGTACCGTAACGTTTTGAGTAAAGTTGTCAACTTGGTTAAAGTACAGGCGCAAAGCGTTATTCATCTGGTCTTGGTAAAGCTGGCGGTACTCTACTGGCGCAATCAGTAAATTGGGAGCTTTAGATGGGCGAAGTGGGACTTGTGCCATTACCTACGTCCGTCGTTACGTATATCAATCCGTGGGCTACCTAGCTGCCATGCCACACCTAAAGAATCCGACTCAATCCTAAAGGCAAGTTGGCGACCACGTAGGCGGGTATAAACCTGACCCGTAAACTCTTGGACGTTATAGACAGGGGAGGTAGCAAAGTCGTCTCCACTTGTAACCTGTGGGTTATCTGCCGTACCATAAGGTGTTCCAGAGTTTTGACGAGGTTTAACCTTCATCGTGACATATGGGTTATTGACGTTAGAACCGTTAAAGTTTATGTCTGGCAAAATGCGCCAAACAAAGCCAAAATTATGTCCATCACCAATGTCAAAGTCAGAAGACTGAACATAAGCATTAATTGGCACGGGTGTTGTACCTGATACATCATCTACCGCAGATTCGTGAAATAGCATCCTACTGTTGTAATCGGCAGCCATAGGGTATTGGCGTAAACCAGAGTCTAACCAAGCCGTGCGACCCATTGTGCCGTAGTACCAAGTACGCTCTAAGTAGTTGTAAATAATGTATTTATTTATGACGTTGCTTCCGTTTGAGCAGTAAAACCACCATACTTCGTTGTAGCTTTCATTACCCCCACAAAATACTTGAAAGGCTTGCTCTCTATTAATATCCTCAAAGGTGTATTGCCAGAGCGAGCAAGGTAGGGTCTCAACACGACCTGAATACATGTAAAACTTATCAACACCCATCCAATACGTTACGTTATTAATCGTAATCATAGAGTTAGGAGACATAACAGATATGTTGTCCATGAGGATTTGGAAGCCCCAAACATAAGGAGGTCCTAGGTACTGCATAGAATAAATAGCAGCATCTGTCCATACCAAAATTTCTTGGCGGGTAGCACGGGAATTCATAATAAATGAGCCGTTAGATAACCTAAATTCGCCCGACTGATTAGTTACTGCTGGCACCCACTCATATGGGTTTTCTTGGTCAGACCAACGCACCAGCATTGGGTCAAAAGTTGTAGCGGCTGTTGTTGGGTCATATGGATTAGCACCCATGCAAATAATAAAACGTTGAATTGCCGAAGATAAAACTTGAAAAGTAGAAGTTGGAACCCTTGTACCATCATACCCAGCAGCGGTAGATTGAATAGAAAGAGCCTGTGATCTTGTAGTTAAACCACCAGCTATGTTACTAGGATAAGCGCTTCCAGCTGGAATCCAGTAAAAAATAGACCCCCCACGAGGAGCAATAAATAGATCTTGTCCATAGTTGTCGTTAGTCCAAAGGCGCAACTGCTGACCAATACCTGATGTAAATCCAGTACCCCAACCACGAGTTCCTGTTTGGGTATAAGCAATAACGTTACCGCCGCCTGCTGCTACGTTAGATGTTGCATTGGCTTGAACGGTTATGGTGTATGCGTTGGCATTAGCTACTGTGGGGTAGAACAGGGTATTTAAAAGAACTGCTGAAACACCGCCCGTTGCCGTAGCGTTAGCAAAAATAACCGCCTGTCCATTAGATAATCCATGGGCTGTTTGAGTTACTACAACAGAATTACTACCGTTAGTTGTGGCAAAAGGGTTAGTTAAGTTAGTTGTTATCCCTGTAACAGGCCAAGGACCAGCACCCCATCCTGTACCGATTGTAAAAGTATTAAGCCCCACGGGTTGCTGATAAGCAGCTACAACTGTATTGCCGCCCCCATTAGCTGTGGCATTAGCTGTTACAGATACCGTAATTCTATAGGCTGATGTATTAACTAAAGACGTTATTTCATATTCTGCGTTAAGAATAGTCCCTGTTATATTGGTTCCCGTTACTGTATTAGCGCCCGAAAAGGTTACGTAGTCGCCAGCATTAGGGGTATATTGCGCATCTATTACGGTTACTACGTTAGACCCACTAGTAACTACAAAACAGTTATTTAGCGCTGGGCTTGAAGTGTACACAATAGGAGTAATGTCGTTATAAGTGCCACCCTGCTCAACATAGTATTTTTTTTCTGTGCCAACACCTAAATAGTTAGACCCTGCTAACGTAACCCAATTCCATAAAGATCGTGCCAAACCCAAAAACTGAGCATTAGCCATACGGCTCCAACCACCAATCTTCTCAGGAAAGCCAGAGCGAAAGCGTACCTTGTCCGCATCGTACCAACCACCCTCGTTGGAGTAATCTGTACCTTCTCGGTTAAGACCTGGGCGGAACTGTAATTTTTGTAATGGCATACGGGTTTACCCTAAGATAAAAATAACGCTCGTTCGTCGTTTCTACGAGTTACCAAGCCTTTCAGTACTTTACCGCCAGCCAGCGTATATTTCAAGAACTCTTCTGCCGCTTCTTCCATTTCGCCCCGAATAATCTTCTGACGGAGGGTGCTGCGCTGTAGTGTTCCCAGACCAACATTGAAGCTAAAGCTAACAAGAGCATCGAACTGACCTTGAGTGAGCTTAACGGGACAGTAGCGTTCAACACCTCGCTCAAAGCGATTAAGATCGTCTCTAAGAATGTCATCTACTTCCTCCATCGAAAAGGTACGGTCGTCTTTATATTCCAAGGGGGTGCTATCCCGTTCATCTATTTTTAAGGCACCTTGCCGTGGGTAGAGTACATGCCCGACACCGATCGTCCACAATTTTGCGGGACAGCGGTAGGGACGCTGGCGAACACCCTCATGGTGCTTAATCATTTTGATTGCTTTATCGCTTACTTTCACTTCTTAAATGCCTGTGTGCCAAACCAGAAAGAAACAATACTTGCCCAGATAATCTGGGTCTCGTCATCCCATAGTAGGTTAAGCGCTACGTCAAATGGCACTTCCCGATGGAAGGCAAACCAGAATCCAAACAGTTCTACGAACATAAACATGATGAACATCCCGTAGGTAATGGCTGGTCTTACCATTGCCCGTGAATTTGTAACCCACTGGGAAGCTCCTTTGCCAATCTCGATGTCGTGAGCATACAAAGACGCTCTTTCTTGGGCTTGGGTCTGCATTTCAATCTGTTGGGTCTTAATCTCTTCTACATGGGCTTGGGCTGCAAAGCCACGCTCCATCATCTGGAGTTCCCGTTCGGTCTGCAAACGAGCCATCTCCATCTCATGCTTCTTGTCAGACTTGTCTTGGAAAAACCCTAGTAGGCTGGGTAGTCCGCCAGACAAAAACGATATAAGGGTAGTAAATAGGGTAATCATTTTTTAGCTCTTTCTTCTAAGAGTTTGACCCGCACATGGAGGTCATGGAGTTCTTTGTACAGTTCCTCACGCATCTTTGCTCTACGCTCGGCTGATATTGGGCTGTCCGTTGGGATGCCTTCGCTAGTAATTAAAGCTGGCATCTTGCCTTCAATCTGAGTTAGGCGGGTTTGGAATGAGGACACTTGACCGAGTAGCCATGCTATACAGGCAACAATGATTGGGATCACCGCCTTTAGTACATCTTGCATATTCATTTTTTAGACCCCCATACTATGTAATAAGCAATCCAGCCTGCTGCCATAAAGCACCAGAACTGTACCCATTTAACTTTTGACAGCTCTGCGTCAAAGTACTTCTTGTCTTCCTTCTCAAGCCGCTCAATCTCGGTCTTGATGTCTAGCACCTTTTGCCATTCTTTGGTGCCGTGCTGCTTTATAAAATCAACCCTTAGTTTGTACTCTTCATCGCTTATCTTCTTGCGGTGCTTGTACTCCTCAAGGGCTTTAAATATCGCCCGTTCTTTCTTTAACTCTGCTTCTCTGCGCTCACGGATCTTGGCATTCGCCCGTTCTTTTGCTACGTCTACCGCTTCTTTTTGAACATCCTCGATGTTCTTGCCAATCTCCCGCCCAGCCTCACGCCCAGTCTTTATCCCTTCGCTGATCCCCTTGGCACCAGCCGATAATCCGAGTTCGTCTGACATATCTCACTGTTCTTTGCCTCAGAGTGTTGACCCACCAAACGACATATTGGCGACCACGATAGCTACGTGCTGCTCTGGATCTTCAAGCGGGTCTCCGCAGTCGTTACACTTTTGTGCGGCAAGCTCGGCCTCGTCTATATCACGCCCACAGTTAGGGCAATAAATTTCAATGGTGTGACGAGGTTTAAACTCAGACCCGTTTAGTTCGTCTTGAATGGTCTTAATCATATTTATTCCTTAATTCTTCTGAGCAATAATTAAATCAACATACTTAACGGCAAGATTAATGGCGTTGCCAGAGAATGATGCGGATCCAGAGCTAAATGAGAAAGGGTGAGTGTGGCTACCGCCACCACCTGTAGAACCTGTATTTACTTGGTTTCCAGTATATGGAGGAGAACCACCACCATCAAAAGCCTGTGCTTGGGAAAATCCATTAGAGTGATTATGTGAAGGTATTTGAGGAGTGCTTAATGTAGTCGCACCTGCCGAACCTGAAATAGAACTAATTGATATCGAACCTGTTGGGGTTTGTGATACAAAAGCGGTTGTAAAGTCTACAGTACCACCAGAACTAACTGACCCACTAACTAATCTAAATGCAGCATTATCCGTACCTGTATCTTTAGTCCATCCTGTTGGGGCGTTTGTTTGATTGAAAGTCATGCGAGTGCCAGATGCAAAACCGTCCCCACCAATAGCTGCTGAAGTCCATGTAGTACCGTTAGACGTTAATATGTTACCAGAAGCTCCTGGGGCTACAAAAGTAGGACTTGAAGTGCCGTTGCCAAGTATGACATTATTGGCTGTTAGCGTTGTTAAACCAGTACCGCCACCAGTAACACCCAACACTGAACCATTTACAAAAGCGGCAGATGCTGCAATAAAATTAGTTCCATCACAATACACAACTTGAGTAGCACCGCTGGGTATAGATACTCCCGTACCAGTAGCACCTATTACTCGAACTGCGTACCCACCACCAGTATTATTAGCAACAATGTAAACTTTTTTAACCACGGGGGGGATAATGTCCCGTACTGCATTATTAGTACCAGTAGCTACAATAACTGCGTTTCTAGCCTCATCTGTCACTCCATTAAGACTAGATAGTGTGTAATTAGCATTAGACATCACAATTGAGGTAACGCCCGTAATAGCCTGTTCAATTAGAGTGCCTAAGTTGGTATTAGTCGTTTGACCCCAAAGACCTGATTGATCTCCGTCCCCCATCAGGGTTATTTTTAAACTTGATGAATATGTACTTGCCATAATTTATCCTTAAGCTGCTATTACTTCTGTCCAATTTGGAGTTTGCGCAGTATCTACTAAACCCCAGACGTTTACTCTATTTAGTCTAACAACGGTGCGCACACCAGTCAAATCAACTATAGCATTTGCAGCTGTCGATACTGTGCCAACCCGACCTACTGCAAGAACGCCTGTTACGTTGGCATTACCACCAGCTTGTGCATCTACATTACCTAATCGACCTACAGCATAAACACCTGTTAATACAAGCGTAACACTTTCAACTATTGAAACATTGCCAATTACGCCTACCGCATTAACACCTGTTGGTACAACATTACTTTGCCCTGAAATTGTTACGTTACCAACTCTACCAACAGCATTTACACCCGTAAGTACAACTTCAATGCCTAAGTCTAGTGTAACCGTACCAACAACACCTACGGCAGATACCCCAGTAAGCTGAACTGAAATACCAATTGTTGCTTCACCTGTATCGGCAAACGGGGCACCAGCATAGGGCGAGAAACCAAAGGTCATGCTTTATCCTATACAAACCAAGTCACAATAGAATACCGTGTACCGCTCGTTACAGGCATTATCTCATGGGGATACATAAAGTTTGAGGGGAACATGATGCACGACCCTTTTTTTAAGTTATATATCAATTCCCGGTCAAAAAACGCAAACTCCCCACCCTCGTAGTCGTCATTTAACATAAACGAACAAGATACAGCACGGGGGCGGTCTTTAAAAGAGTCGGTATGCGCTGTATAAAATTGGCTTGCTTCGTACTTTAATAAATCATAACCAGAATCTTGTTCTATATTGCAATGCAAAAACTGTTTGTTATATTCTTGTATAGCTTTTGCAGCGCAAGTAAATAATTCTTGATCTAACTTTTGTCTTGTTTCTTTGTTTTTTTCTATAATGCTACTAAAAGAAATACCAATTGTTTGACAATTACGTACATTAGTATCTAGTCCACCTTTAACAATTGCATCTACCCAATCACCACAGTTTTTGTACTCGGCAAGTACAGCATCTGCCACAGATGGCGGCATAATATTATTCATAATGACGATGTAGTCTTTTAGTTCTTTCATTGCTTTTTATCAAAATATGCCCAAGCGTTGGGGCCTTTGCTACGTACATAATGTAAAAATACCTGACTGTAGTATTTGCCAGTAAATTTTTCACGCCAATGTTCTGCTTTACACCCAAGATAAACAACCGCATCGCCAGGATTTAATTCAAATAGTATTTCTTCGCCAGACGGTTTTTTAATAAATATAGGCCATTTTGTGTCGCCACCAAGATGCACGGTTAAACTAATTTCACAAGCTGGTCTGTCTAAATGTCTTATTAGTTGACTTTCTGGCCCATAAATCATACAAAAAGAGTACGTTGGTAAAACAGATTCCCCAACTAAATTAGTTACTTCATTTCTTTTTTCGCATAAAAGTTCTAAAAATGGAGCTGCGTCTTGATAAGCTTTACCAAATAAACCGTAATTACTCCTTGGGTCGTCAACAAAACGCCCTGCATCGCACTCTAATAGCATCCAAGAATTTAAAGATTGAGCATGCTCCTGACTAATAAAGTTAGGAACAAACAAAAAATTGTTTTGCTCAAGCTGTGCGTTCAATTACTGCCCCGTTTGCTGCGCTGCTTGTTTGGCAGCCTCTTCAGCGGCTTTGGCTTCATCCCATTTAACTAAACAAGCATTTACCCAATCTGGTAACTCAGTAACGTCTTGGTTTTGTATTAAAGGAGATTTAAATTCAATGTGCCCTTTATTGGGTTCGTTTTCTTCCCACTGAAAAGCATGAACATCTGCAGGAATACCACACGAAATTAAATCAAGCCCAATATATACTCGACCAGCTTTATTTACGGTACCATCAACAGGGATAATAATGATTCTCATTCTTCAATACTCCTAAGTAATTTGGGTTGTTGTGTTTCACCAGAGGCAGCTGCAAGTATTAATTTTGTATTAACCTCGTTAGCTTTAACCATTTCATTTCTAAACGACTCTACCGCAGCTCCAGTCTGCCGTTGTTGCCCAGAATTTTCAATTAATAACATTGGCATCCAAGCAATAGCACATTCATAGCTGTCTACTTGACTCCCGCTATTCATATCGTATCCTTGCACACGGGTGTACCAAGCACAAGTAAGACCTACGCAGTCTTTTTTAATGAGGGGGCAAAATGTTCCGTTTTTAAGTGTTCCCATTGCTAGTCCTTAGTTGCACGAATGACATCAATATATTGAACTGCAAGGTTAATTGCAGAAGAAGTAGCAGTACCACTTGAGAAACTAAATGGGTGAGTGTGGCTACCGCCACCACCTGTAGAACCTGTATTTACTTGGTTTCCAGTATATGGAGGAGAACCACCACCATCAAAAGCCTGTGCTTGGGAAAATCCATTAGAGTGATTATGTGAAGGTATTTGAGGTGTAGAAAGTGTTGTGGCTCCAGCACTGCCACTGACTCCCGTAATACTAATTGTTGGTGTTTGACTTGCAAATGCTGTAGTAAACGCTACCGATCCACCTGTACTTGCTGTGCCTGTTACAAGACGTAAGGCTGAGTTATCGCCTGTAGAGACGTTTTTAGTCCAACCAGTCGGCGCAGAAGTTTGCGCAAACAACATAACTGTACCCGCAGCAAAACCACCACCAGCAGCTTGTGAAATCCAAGTAGTACCGTTAGACGTTAATACGTTATTAGCTGTGCCTGGGGCTACTACTTTAACGGCACTTGCACCATTACCAAGAATAACGTTTTCCGCTGTTAAGTTAGCAGATCCAGTACCGCCACGAGTTGCGCTTAAAGTTCCAGAAGCTACGTTTGAAGCGTTAATTGCAGATATGTTTGCGCCATTACCCGTGAACCAGTTGGCTGTGATACCGTCAACTTCAAAATCTCCTGAAGCATCACGCAAAACTATGGTTGAAGCGCCATTAGCAGAACTTGCGGTTGTTCTTGCATTTGCAACAGTTCCTGAAGTTAAGTTGGACGCATTAATAGCACTTAAAGCTACACCGTTACCAGAAATAGAATTAGCAGTAATATCGCCAGCACCAAAGCTACCCGATGAATCACGAGCCACAATTGTTGATGCGCCGTTAGCAGAAGCCGCTGTAGTACGAGCATTACCTATTGTTCCAGACGAGATGTTGCTTGCATTGATAGAGGTTATGGTTGTACCAGCACCAATAAAGTTTGCTGCGGTTACGTTGCCACCTTCAAAAGCGCCATTAGCATCACGAACTACTATTGTTGAAGCACTATTAGATGTATTAGCCGTAGTGCGAGCATTAGCAATTGTGCCACTTGAAATATTGGAGGCATTAATAGCTGTTAGGGCTACGCCATTACCCGATACGTTGGTAAATGCACCAGTCGTGCCGTTAAAGGTCGTGGCGTTCGAAGTGGTTGCTGTAATTGTATTAGCAGTAAAGTCACCGTTAGAGTCACGGGATACAATTGTGCTCGCCCCGTTAGCATCTGAAGCCGTAGTTCTAGCGTTAGCCAAAGTGCCTAATGTAATACTAGAAGCGTTAATAGCAGTGTTGGCTGCGTTGGTTAATTGGCCTTGTGCATTAACTGTAAAGGTAGCAACTGCACCAGCATTGCCATAAGTTCCAGCTG